CAGAAAAAGAAACATTACGCACATGGTTTAAACGCCAAGGTGCTCCAGGTAAAACAGGTGGTTGGGTAGATTGCAATTCTCCTATTCGCAAAGATGGAGAAATAGTAGGATACAAACCTTGTGGACGTCAAAAAGGTGAAGAACGAGCAAAATACCCATCTTGCAGACCAACGGCTTCAAAATGCAAAGATCCGGGTAAAGGTAAAACATGGGGCAAAACAAAAAACGAAAGTTTAGATAAATTAAAAGAAACACCAAATCCACAATCTGGTAAAGCAGCACCATATGGTTCAGGATATGCTCCCATAAAAAATAAAAAATAATGAAACTACTTGACATATTAAACGAGGTAGAGCTAAACGAATGTCCTGCTCCAACCCAAAACATAGCACTTAACCTTGAGAATAGACAGAAAGCTATTAACGAATATGGATACGGACCTTTAAATCCAAACGAACCAAACGAAAAGTTTTGGCAAGCCAAAGTGGATATGTGGCAGTTGGATTCGGCCGAAGAAGCTAAAAAATCCCTATGTGCAAATTGTGCTGCTTTTGACATTACAACTAAAACACTAGATTGCATTGCTAAAGGAATAGGTAGTGATGGTGGAACAGAAGATCCATTTGATGTAATCGATGCCGGAAAATTGGGATATTGTCGATTTTTAAAATTCAAATGCGCTGCGGCTCGAACATGTGATGCTTGGGTTGTTGGTGGCCCTTTAACAGATGACTAATCCATACACTAACACACCAATTACCCAAACTTCAGTTATACGTGAATTTAGTTCTGAAGTAGACCCAATGGAGCTAGTTTGGCATCAAGATGAAGAAGATCGTACTATTGAAATATTAGAGGGAGAAGGTTGGCAACTACAAAGAGATAATGAGTTGCCCTTGGTGCTTCAAAAAGGAGATATTATATTTATACCGGAATACCAAATACACAGAGTAATTAAAGGCAATACTAATTTAAAAATACAAATAACAAAACAATGGCAAATCAAATTTTAAGCGAAGAATTTCTCAGAATGCAGAAATTAGCAGGATTATCTGAAATTTCTGGAGAAGATATGGAAGATAACATGTATGGAATTACTAAAGAATTTAAATTTGGATCTGAACCCGGAGGTCCATTTAAACTTGAATTATTTAGTAATGGAGATATGGGCATATCTGATGGATCTAATTATTTAGGACTAACAAATAAAGATGCTAAAGAATTATCAGAAATTCTAAAACAAATAATTTAATTGATGGTGGTTATCGTTTTTAAGTAACCAATAAACATACAGACCTATTCATAGCAGGTCGCTCGAAAGAGACAAAAACTATGCAGCTGTGGCGCAATTCAACTTGGATTGCGTCACTTCTTTTCGTATATTTACAAATAATTTATAATGCAACATGAAACAAGATAAAATCGTAATTGTAGGAGCTGGAGTAGCAGGAATTAATGCCGCAACTAAATTAGTAGACAACGGATATCCTGGAGAATTAATTACCATTATTGATAAAGGAAGTGATCCACACAACCGCTTACCTGAAGAAGTAATGACAGGTATGCTAGGAGCAGGTGGATGGAGTGATGGGAAATTAACTTATCACACTGCTATTGGAGGTCAACTATCCAAATATTGTGGTGAGGATAAAGCAATGGAATTAATGGATCAAGTCATTTCCAATTTTAGACGTTTTCACCCTAAACCGGAAGAAATCTTTTGTTCAGATCCACAAGAGGAACCCGAATTTATCAAACCATATTTTGGCTTGAGAATGTTTCCTGTATGGCACATTGGTTCTAATTTTCTACATGAAATTGCTAAAGCATGGTATCAATATTTAGTTGATAAAGGTGTTAAATTTGAATGGGAAACTCAAGTTGAAGATATTGACTTTAACAATAACAGAGTCTATACTCACAATGCTGATTTAAAATATGATACGCTCATATTTGCGGTAGGTAAATCAGGTATTGATTTTGCTCAAGAACTAGCTCAACAATATAATCTACCAGATGAGCCTAAACCAGTACAAATTGGTGTTCGATTTGAAGCACCACAAAAACACTTCCAAAAACTAATTGACGTATCCTACGATTTTAAATTGTATCGTAAATTTGAGGACACAGGTGTTTCACTTCGCTCATTCTGCACAAATAACAACGCTGCTTACGTAGCAGTAGAGGAAACATACGGAAATGTGAGCTACAATGGTCACGCTAAGAAGGGCGAGGAATTCCGCAACGACATGACCAATTTTGGTATTTTGATGGAAATTCCAGGCATTGAAGATCCGTTTGAATGGTCTAGAAAGTTAGTATCTAATGTAAATACCAGTGGAACAGGTTTATACTATTCTCCTTCTAGACGTCCATCTTTAACCTCTGAAGGTGAAACAGTATCTGCAGTTGCCTTTAGTTCTAGAGAATTGGAAGATATTATAAAGCCGGCATTTAAAGGATACTTTATATACATTGAAGATTTTATTGAAGATATGAAGAAAGTGTTTCCAACACTTGAAAACGACTGGGGCATTTATGTTCCTGAAGTAAAATACTTGTCACCTGAGCCGCTCGTCGATTATACTAATCTAGCCTTGACCGAGTTCCCCAATGTCCACTTTGTGGGAGACGCATTATCTGCTAGAGGTATAACGGTGAGTGGTGCACAAGGGATTTATGTTGCTGAAGACATTTTGAACTCCTAAATAGAGTTCGTATATTTAACATTGATAAAAATATTGAATTATGAGCAATACTAAAAAACCAATCGTAGTTAAAAGACTAAAGAAAGCTGATGGTACCATCGCTCACATTAAAGATGGTAAATTACATAACTGGGATGGACCTGCTTTGATTCCACAAGGTGATAAAAAACTAGCTGAATACTACATTCATGGTATTCAATACACTAAAGAGGAATTTGAACAAGCCCATAGAGATCAAGAGGGTCTTCCGTGGTACAAAAATCCATCAATGAAATCCCAATTAGAAGAAGGCTATCGTAACTAAAAGTATGAAAAAAATGGTTATAGTGAGCGGGTATTTTAACCCGCTCCATAAAGGTCATCTTGAACTGTTCCATAGAGCAAAAGGTTATGGGCATAAACTGTTTGTGATTGTTAACTCTGATTACCAACGGGAACTAAAGGGATCTAAAGAATTTCAAGACGAACTTGAACGTTTAATGATCATCCGTAATTTGAGGATTGTAGATAATTGTATGATTTCTATTGATAAAGATAAAACACAATGTGCTACCCTGAAATATCTTTCGGATATTTACAGTGGAGAATATAAACTAGCATTTGCAAATGGTGGTGATCAAAATAATGATACTATCCCAGAAACACAGGTTTGTATTGATAATGAAATAGAATTGATTGATGGGTTGGGAGCTAAAGTTCAATCATCAAGTTGGCTATTAAACAAATAAGAATATGAAGATAGGATTGACAGGAACAATGAGTGTAGGAAAAACTACATTGGTAAATGCTTTACAAAAACTACCACAATTTAAAAAATATAAATTTGCTACTGAACGTTCAAAATATTTAAGAGATTTAGGTATTCCATTAAATACTGATTCTACATTAAAAGGTCAAACAGTATTTTTAGCTGAACGTTGTGCTGAATTAATGCATGATAATCTAATTACAGATCGTACTATTGTTGATGTTATGGCATTTACAGCTAATGCTCAATCTATTAATGTTTTGGATAAAGATAAATATGAACAATATGCTTCTAGTTTCTTGGGAGAATATGATTACATATTTTATATTTCTTCTGAAGGACTACCAATAGAGGATAATGGTGTACGTGAAATTAATTCAACATATAGACATCTTATTGATGTAAGTATACAAAACTTATTGCAATCATATGCATACAAGCTTAAATCTGCTCATACCATCAGCGGTTCAACAGAGGAGCGAATACAGCAGATTCTGAATGTTATCAATCTCTGATATATTTATAACAAAATATAAATATTTATCCAACCATGAAAAAATCAGAATTAAAGAAATACATTAAAGAACAAATTGTTAATGCTCTATCTGAGGTAACTGTAGTAGATAAAGATACTAGACCTGAAGAAGTTAAAGATGAAAATCCTGTAACAGTTAAAACTGCTATTGATAAAGCTAAAGAAACAAACAAGCCTGTAACTATAGCTGAAAAAGAGGAAGATGATGTAGAAGTAGAAGATAATTGGTACAAATCTAAAGATGAAGATGGTGATAAAGACAAAGAACCATCCAAATCTGATTTGAAAAAAGATGCTAAAGCTACTAAAGGTATGGCTAAAGCAAAAGACGAATTAGCTAAGTTAACCCAAGAAATGAAATCTTTAGCTAGAAAATACAAAGAAGCTGAAGGTGCTGCTAAAGAAAAAATTGTAGCTGATTTGAAAGAAAAAACTAAACTTAAAAAAGAACTAGAGGCAATTCTAGACAAATAAAGTGAAATATTTCAATATATTAGTTGTAATAGCGGTTTGCATTTTTATTTTATTTTTCTTTAACAAAAAAGAAGATTACGTTGAAGAATATAATTTAAAAATCGAAAAACTAGATGAAAAGGTTGATTCGCTGCAAGATGTGAACGATGATTTGTCTTTGAAAATTGATACCTTAAACATACAAATATCTAAATTGGATCAAGAACTTGATTTAAAAGATAACAGTATAAATACCTTAAGAAATGAAGTTAATGAAAAAGTTAGTAGTGTTGATAGCTATACTGATGATGAGCTCAAAGAGTTTTTCACAAACCGCTACAGATATTACTTTGATTCGCTTAGAAAAACCAATAGTCCGTTTAGTAATTAAAGATCTTATAGTAGGGGATGGTACAAAGCAAGAACTATTCCTTACACAAGATAAAGTTAAATTACTAGAACAGAAAATTGTACTTAAAGACGATATTATCTATAATTTAAACACTCAGATATTTAACTATAAATCTATTATAGATACCAGATCTGAACAATTAGCTTTATCTCAAGAGCTATCAAATAGATTGCAGAATGATTTAAAGAAATCACAAATAAAAAATAAAATGGTTGCAGGTACAGGAATCTTAGGTATATTGGCGGTATTATTTATTTTAAAATAAAATAATATGTCAAATCCTAATATAAAGGAGATAATAAAACAAGAATATATAAAGTGTTCCCAAGATCCGGTTCACTTTATGCGCAAATATTGTTATATCCAACATCCACAAAGGGGTAGAATACAATTCAACCTATATCCATTCCAGGAAAAGGTACTTACCCTATTCAAAAAACACGACTATACTATTTTACTAAAATCCCGTCAGCTAGGTATTTCTACTTTAGCTGCAGGATATGCTACGTGGTTAATGCTTTTCCATAAAGATAAAAACGTACTAGCTCTAGCAACTACTCAAGCAACTGCTCGTAACATAGTATCTAAGGTAAAATTCATGTGGGAAAATTTACCATCGTGGTTAAAAGTAGATGCAGTAGAAAACAACAAACTGTCACTACAATTAGTCAACGGATCTAAAATACAAGCTAAATCTTCAAATTCCGATTCCGCACGATCAGAAGCAGTATCTTTGCTAATAATAGATGAGGCAGCCTTTATCGAAAATATTGGTGAAACGTGGGCTTCCGCTCAACAAACCCTAGCAACTGGTGGTGGTGCTATTGTATTATCTACACCTTATGGTACTGGAAACTGGTTCCACCAAACATGGGTTAAAGCAGAATCTGCAGAAAATGATTTTGTTCCCATCAAACTACCATGGATGGTTCACCCTGAACGAGACCAAACATGGAGAGATAGACAAGATGAATTATTGGGTGACCCTAGATTAGCGGCACAAGAATGTGACTGTGATTTTTCTACCTCTGGAGATATTGTATTTTACAATGAATATCTAGAATACTACGAAAAAACATTTATTAAAGAACCACTAGAAAAACGAGGTGCAGACCAAAACCTATGGGTATGGGAATCCCCAGATTATACTCGAAGCTATATAGTAGTAGCTGACGTAGCTCGTGGTGATGGTAAAGATTACTCTACATTCCACGTTATAGATGTAGAATCAAACGTACAAGTAGCAGAATACAAAGGTCAAATTGGCACTAAAGAATTTGGACATTTACTAGTAGGTATAGCTACAGAATATAACGAAGCATTACTAGTGATAGAAAACGCTAACATTGGGTGGGCAACTATACAAGTAGCAATAGATAGAAATTATTCCAATCTTTATTATTCTCCCCGTGCCGAGGCAAATGCTGATTCGTATTTTGACAAATATATGGATACCTCAAAAGCAGTAGCAGGATTTACAATGTCGGCTCGTACCCGCCCTATGGTGGTAGGTAAGTTTCAAGAATATATTTCCGAAAAATCTGTAACTATCCAATCAAAAAGATTGATAGAGGAAATGAAAGTATTTATCTGGAAAAATGGCAGAGCAGAAGCACAGCAAGGTTATAACGATGACTTGGTAATGGCTTTTGGAATAGCAATGTATATTCGAGATACAGCTTTGAAATACAGACAAAGGGGATTAGATTTAACACGCAGTGCATTAAATAATATATCAGTTAATAGAACTTCATATCAAGGGGCGTATTACGCTAGCAAAGATGATAATCCTTACCAAATTGAAAATCCATATGGTGGGAAAGAAGATATAAGCTGGCTACTTTAACAATATTTATAACAATAATTAACAATATGGCAAACACAGGCTTATTTAGTAGACTACAACGATTATTTTCAACAGATGTAATCATCCGAAATGTTGGAGGTAATCAAATTAGTGTAATGGATACTAATCAAATCCAAACCAATGGGGAAATTCAAACAAATTCCCTTATGGACAGGTATAATAGAATCTATTCTACTAACCCTAGCTCACTGTACGGTTCTCAATTCAACTTTAACTACAAGTACTTAAGACCCCAATTATATTCAGAATATGATGTAATGGATCAAGATGCTATTATTGCTTCTGCTTTGGATATTATAGCTGATGAATGTACTTTGAAAAACGATATGGGCGAAGTATTATCTATTCGCTCTTCTAACGAAAATATACAAAAAATTCTATACAACTTATTCTATGATGTTTTAAACATCGAATTTAACTTGTGGGCTTGGGTTAGACAAATGTCCAAGTATGGTGACTTTTTCCTTAAGCTAGAAATAGCCGAAAAATATGGTGTGTACAATGTAATCCCATACACTGCATTCCACATTGAAAGATTAGAAGGATTTAATCGCAACAATCCATCTGAGGTTAAATTTAGATATTCACCTGACGGACTAGTAAATGCTAATTCTGGACTATATGCTGTTACAGGACAAGGCACAGACCAAACAGGTGGTGTAACATTTGATAACTATGAGATGGCTCACTTTAGACTAATTGGAGATACTAATTATCTTCCATATGGTCGTTCATATATTGAACCCGCTCGTAAACTATTTAAGCAATACACCTTGATGGAAGATGCGATGTTGATCCATAGAATCGCTCGCGCTCCCGAAAAACGTATATTCTATGTAAACGTAGGTTCTATTCCTCCAAATGAAGTAGATGCGTTTATGCAGAAAACTATTTCAAATATGAAACGTACTCCATATGTTGATAAGCAAACTGGAGACTACAATTTGAAATATAACATGCAAAACATGATGGAGGATTTTTATATCCCGATTCGTGGAAATGATACAACAACTAAAATTGAAACCACTAAAGGTTTAGATTACGATGGTATTCAAGATGTTGAATATTTAAGAAATAAACTATTTGCTGCCCTTAAAGTACCTAAAGCATTTTTAGGGTATGACGAAAATATAGAAGGTAAAGCAACACTAGCAGCCGAAGATATTAGATTTGCTCGTACAATTGATCGTATCCAACGTATCCTAGTATCAGAACTTAACAAAATTGCTCTAGTACACTTATATTCTCAAGGGTATAGAGATGAGGCGTTGACAAACTTTGAATTGTCTATGCAAACTCCTTCTATCATATTTGAACAAGAGAAAATTGAGTTAATGAAGTCTAAAGCTGAACTAGCCCAATCGTTACTAGACCAGAAACTGTTACCTACAGATTGGATTTATGACAATATATTTCACTTATCTGAAGACCAGTATGATGAATATAGAGATCTAATTAGAGAAGATGCTAAACGAGCATTCCGAGTTACTCAAATTGAAAACGAAGGTAATGACCCAGTTGAAAGTGGTAAATCTTATGGTACACCACACGATCTAGCTTCATTATATGGTAAAGGTAGAAACGATTCTGATCCTAAAAACGTTCCCCATGGATATGATGAGGATGAAACATTAGGTAGACCAAAAGATTCAATCTCCAACATTGGAAAACAAGATAGCAATTTTGGTAAAGATCGTTTGGGTGTTAAGAGAATGAAAGATACTGATAAAAATGATTCACTAGATAGCCGTACAGATACCAACAAAAGTGGTATGGCTCTTGAAAATGCTCAAGTTGCTTTCTTGAAAAATAAAGACATTTTTTCTAAAATGGACAAGAAAAAACTAATATTTGAGCAAGACAAAGACGATACTTCGTTACTAGATGAAAATCAGTTGAGGGGATAAGATTTCTTTAATATTTATAAACAAATATATTTCTTTGATGAAAATCAAACATAGCAAATACAAAAACACGGGTATATTATTTGAGTTACTTGTTAGACAGGTAACTATAGATACCTTAAAAGGAGTAGATTCACCCGCTATTGACATTATGAAAAAGTATTTTGTCAAAAGTGAACTAGGTCGAGAGTATAAACTATACGAATCTATTTTAAAATCTAAAGTATTAAACGAAAGCAGAGCAAATACTGTCGTTAGCACTATTTTAGAATCTTCTGTTAATTTAAATAAAAGTATCTTAAAGAGACAGAAATACAATCTAATCAAAGAAATTAAATCACACTACGATTTAGATACATTTTTTAACATCAAAATCAAAAACTATAAAGAACTAGCTTCTTTGTATATGTTGATTGAAGGTGCAAATGGTACTTCTTACGTTGCTCCTTCTCAAATGGTTGATTGCAAAATCACCCTATTAGAATTTTTAACCAAGCAGGAAATCAAATCACAGGATTCAAGAGAAAACGTAATAGAAGAATTCCAAGCATACGATAAAGATTTAAGAATTCTCACATATAAAATTCTTTTAGAGAAATTCAACGAGAAATACGATTCTATTTCCATTGAACAAAAGCAAATCCTAAAAGAATTCATCAACTCTGTAGACTCTGCCCCACATTTAAGAGAATTCTACAACACTAAAATTGCTGAACTAAAAGAATACCTAAGTAAGAGCATTAAAACAATCCAAGACCCAGCTACTAAAGTTAAGGTTGAAGAAATAGCTAAACACTTAGTTGAGCTTGACAAAACTGCTAAAGTTAACGATGACCACTTAGTGGATTTAATGCAATACTATGAACTAGTTCAAGAAATTAGAAAAGCAAATGGGGTACAAATATAAATTATCCGACAAGTTAAAAGAAATGTCCACCTCTGGTGGAGCAGGTGGCTACTTAACTAAATACGCGTTTGCTAAAAAAGTTAAAGCACCAAAAGAACTAGAAAAACTAGGATATACACCTGTTGAAGAAAATATTGGTGCTACTTTAGGACCCGGTCCAAAAGCAGGACCCGAAGGTGTTAAAGATAACTACTACGTTAAGAAATTCCAATACAAACTAGTTCCAAAAGATAAAAAAGGAAACTACGTGCAGAAAGGCTCTGGTTTAGAAGTTAAAAACTTATTTTAATATGTATAAGTATAGAATTAAAGAACAGGAGGATGAAACTCCAAAAAAATTCCATGATCAACGCATCATGGCATTTGATTCTTTAGAAGCTAGACTTGAAGACATAAAAAAACTATTGCGTCAAGGTAAAATTGAAACTATAGCATACTATAGAGAAAACCCAACCAGTTATACAGTAGTAAAAGGAACGGATTTAATTAACGATTACATAAACGATATAGAAATTTTACTAAAAGGAGAAGAATAATGACTCTACAAGAACAATACAATTTGATTAAAGAGGGAAAAGGTCACAAAGGTGTATTCCTTACTGAGGCTAAAAAGCAATTCCCTGATATGCTAACTAATCCAATGGGATTTGAAGAAGCATCTAAAATGTTGAAAACACGTGGAGTAATTTCCGAAAATTATGTTGATCTAAAGCCAATCAATGCAATTGAAGCTACACCAAAAACAGCATGGGAAGATAAATTTGCTCAATTTTTAGCTGAAGAAGCTAAAAAGAAAAAAATTGTAAGCGCCAAACAAAATGGTGATAAATCATATACTGTTACCTATGAAGATGATACTACTGCTAAAATAGCAGTTAGTAATGATGATTGGGATAAAATTCATAGTAAGTATGGTAGATTAACAGAAGCAGAAGAAGCTAAAGCAGTAGAGAAAAAAACAACCAAAGAAGTAGAAGAAATTGAATCCCACAACTACGACTATAAAGACAAAACTAACCTTGACAATCAAATTGGTCAAGAAGTATTGAATGGTCTATATTTTGAAGGCAGAGAAAACCCAGACAAAACATTAGACGAATTACGTAAAATTGTAGCCAAAAACTTAGCTAAAGACGGACAGTACTATATGAAAAATGCTGCGTTTGGTGTTAAAGGATTAGGATATCAACAAACAGAAGTAGAAGAAGTAGCTGGAAAGTATGCTTCATCTGGCTATTCTGATAAGTTAAAGAAAATGGTTAAAGAATCTTTAGTAAAAGAAGAAGAAGGCAAAGATTACACTAAACTTACATCTGTAGGTGTTGAAACTTTAAAGAAAGTACTTCAAGCAGTAGATAAAATTAACATACAAGTAGGTCCAATGTCTTCAACTGAAGTAAAAAATGAAGCTGATCTATTAAGAGTACTTATGGGCGAACTTATGTTTAAGCAAGTAAGACCTGGTGTATATAAGCTTGTAGGACCAAACGATAGTAAAGTTACTATGGGTAAAGGAAGTTTGGATGAAGCTTCTGACTTTGAAGATAAAATGGCTCAACTTAGAATGCTTCAAATGCAGAAAAAATCTGGTGTTGCTCCTGATCAAAAAGTAATTAATAAGAAGCAAACATTAACACAGAAGTTAAACATGCTTAAAAAAGCATATTTTGATTTAATTTCTGCTATGGAAAAAGAAACAGATCTAGAATTTGCAGTATCAGGTGATTGGTATCAAGAACAACTAGATGATCTAGAAAACTCAATTGGTGATTTAGAAACTAAAATCAGCTCTATTAACGAAAACATGGAAGTAGTTGGAATGGAAGAAGCTGAAATTGAAAAAGTTGAAGAAGCTGAACCAAAAGCTGAAAAGAAAGCAGTTAAAAAAGAATCTTTAGATGCTGAACTAGCTGAAATCGATACTCAAGCTGGCATCGTTGCTATGGAAGCTAAGTTGGACAAAATCAGTGAAATGATTTCCACTAAAATGGAACGTTTAAGCATGATCGAAGAAGATGCTAACCTAGCTGAACTAGTAGATAAAGGCAAAATGAAAGTCATGCAAAAAGAAATCAAAGTCTTAGAAAAAGCTAAAGCTAAGATGGAGAAAATGTACGAAAAAATGACTGGCAAAACTTATACCAAAGAAATGGTAGACGAATC